AGGCTGGCGTGCCTAATGGCCCCACAAAACAAGCTGAACTATCACGGGCGCAGGAAATAACCGAGCGCGGCGGCACGCCTTTGATGCCGGAAATCGAGGGCGCAGAATACCTGGTGGCTTACTGGCAAGATCTTGGCGTGATCACATCGTCGGGAATGGGCTTGTCTGCTCTGAGTTCACAGGAAATTTGGGCCTGGGATCAATGTCATGGCACAATGCTGCAACCATGGGAGTTGCGCGTTTTGCGGGATATGTCTAGGTCTTACTTGGTGCAATTGCACGAAAGTGAAAATCCGGAATGTCTGCCTCCATTTGGTGATCCAGTAAATGTTTTTGATCGTGCGCTTGTGGCCAAAAAAGTCAGCAACGCATTCAGGTCATTTCAACAGGTAAAACCAAGATGAGCACATCAGTCGGCACATTGACAATCGAGATGGCAGCCAACATCTTGCGCCTCCAGCAAGACATGGACAAGGCCAAGACAACCGTCGAAAACACCATGGCCAAGATCAGCAAGGCTGCTGGCGCTGCTGGCATGGCCCTTGGTGCATTGGGCGTGACTGTCGGTGTTGGCGCTTTTGCTGGCTGGATCAAAGGCGCGATTGATGCAGCAGACGAAACCAGCAAACTTGCGCAAAAGATCGGCCTGGCCGTGCCGCAGGTGGCGGGATTGCAACTTGCATTTCGTCAATCGGGAATTGATGCTGGAGCACTGCAAACCAGCATGAGCAAATTGTCGGTGGCGATTGCTGACGGCAACGATGCCTTTGTCGCAATGAATATCAGCACCAAAAAAGCTGATGGCACATTGAAGACAACCAGGGAAATGCTTGGAGACATTGCCGACAAGTTCAAAGATTATGAAGATGGGGCGGCAAAGACTGCACTGGCTGTTCAAATTTTTGGCAGGGCTGGTGCTGATCTGATCCCTCTTTTGAATGGTGGATCTGAGGCGCTCGACGAATTCGACGCAATGGCCAAGAAACTTGGCCTGACGCTTGACGAGGATACGGCCAAACGTGCCGAAAAGTTTAACGACACATTGGACTTGATGGGGCAGGGATTCAAAGGCATCAGCGCACAAGTCGCAGCACAAATGCTGCCAACACTTGAGGGGCTGGCTGATCAGTTCTTTTCGTCCATGACCGAGGGCGACCGCCTGAAGAAAATTGGCGATGCCTTGGCCATTGGATTGAAAAGTCTTTACGTTGTTGGCGTGGCTTTGGTCGGGGCTTTTCGGGCTGTTGGTGACACGCTTTATGCGGTTGGCGCTCAAGCCATGGCCGTGATGCGTGGTGACTTTTCGGGTGCTGTCAAGATCGGCGAACAGTATGCCGCCGATATGAAGGCAAACTGGACAGGATCATTGGCTGAAATTGACAAGGCGTGGAATGCCAACGGCAGTACCGCAGTCAGCACCATGGCCGCCACCTCTGCGGCATTCAAAACACAAGCTCCAGTTGTTTCGACTGCAACCAAAAAGATGACCGATGAAACGGCCAAGAATACCGCCGAAACAGCAAAGCAAGAGGCCGAATATCAAAAGCTAATTCACAGCATCGAAAACAAAACAGAAGTGATGATTGCCGAGGCCGATGGCACTGGCAAATTGACTGAGGCTCAAAAAATAGAATTGAAAGTGCAGCAAGACTTGCGCAATGGCACGCTCAAATTGACCGAAGAGCAAAAGGCCAACTTGGATGCGGTTTTGAAATTGATGCTGGCGACCGAAGACAAAATCAAAACCGACAAAGAGATGGAGGCCACTCAGCTAAAAATCATCAAGGTTTCTGAGCAATTTGTAGATGCACAGAAAAAAGAAACTTCCTCTTTGATTGAGGGAAATCTGAAGCTGCAAGAACAAAACGATGTTTTGCGTCTTGGCGAGTCGGCTGTTCGTGCGCGTGAAATCGCTGTGCTGAGAGCCCAGGCAACAGACTTGGACTTTTATGCGGCAACATTTGAAGGCAACGAGGAGCTGGCCAACCAAGCACGACTGCTCCGCGAACGGGCAAATCTGCTTGAAGACAATGCTGGACTGGTGGCGGCCAAAGCCACCGCAGACGAGTGGAAGAAAACCTCTGAAAGCATCGAGTCCAGTTTGACCGATGCGCTCATGCGCGGTTTCGAGTCGGGCGAGGGGTTTGGCAAAAACCTCATGAGCACGCTTACCAACATGTTCAAGACATTGATCTTGCGGCCAATCATTCAACCCATTGCGCAGGCCGGATCGTCAATGGTTCTGAATGCCCTGGGCATTACATCCTCTGCGGCCTCTGCGGCTGGGGGTGCAAGCACGCTTGGCTCATTGGCATCAGGTGGTGGCTTGTTGGGTTCGATGGCCAATGCTGGCCAATACTTTGGCACAGGGTTCATGAATACGATCTCCGGATCTGGTGCGATGACGGGCTTAACGGCTGGCGCAGAAATTGGCGGCATGAGTGGCTTTGCGATGCAAGCTGGCGCTGTCATGCCTTATGTCGCAGCCGCGCTGGCGCTGGTTTCGCTGGTCGACTCGCTGGACGATTCGGGCACTTTGCACTCAGGCGGCACTGCTATGGCAAGCGCAACGGGCGCAAGAGCCACCACAGGCGAAGAATTAAATTTTGTCGTGCAAACAAACGAAAAAATGCAGACCAGCATTGTCGGCATGGCTGGCAGCATTTCAAACACTTTGAACGGCTTGTCACGCGCATTTGGCATGGCCGAGGAGGTGGTGGTCGGCTTGGGCTTTGCAGACGATACAAGCGCAGACGGGGCATGGGGCGCTTTGAAGATTCTTGCCAGCGGCAGGACACTGGTGGATTGGGCCAGCGGCGTGGACAGATGGCCTGGGTTCGAGTTCTCGGACGGCGAGGCGGGGCTTGCAGAGTTCACGGCCAAGATCGCCACCGATGTGAAAGGCATGATTTCCTCGCTCGGCTTGCCCGAGTGGGCGATGTCGATCACAAACAATTTGCAAGATGGCGCCTCGCTGGAGCAAGTGCTTGAAACGCTGAATCAGGTGGCAGCAATTCAATCAATGCTGGTGCAAGCAGGAGAGGCGCTGACGCTGATGGGCGGGCCATTCGCGGCGCTGGCCGCCAGCGGCGACGCTGCGGTGATGGCCATCTCGGGATTGGTCGGCGGCATCGATCAACTTGTGTCCAAGGCGCAAGGCTTTATGGCCAACTATTACACCGAGCAAGAACAATCCGGAGTGATCGCATCCTCGCTGGTGCAAGCCTTGTCGCAGGCAGGATTCACGCAAGCGCAAATCGAGGCGCTGGAGACTCGGGCAGATTTCCGCACGCTGTTGGAGAGCCTCAACGTCACCACCACCACTGGCCAGGAACAATTCGCCACGCTGTTGAATTTGCAAGACCAATTCGCGGGCCTGACCAGCACCATGAGCGAACAGCAAATGACGCTCTTGGAATTGATGGAATCTGCACCACAGGTGACAATTTTGGAGGCTATGGTTGAGGCCGAAACAGAAAATCAATCGCGCATCCAAACTGCCGAGGAATTGGCGCAAACGACTTTGAACTCAATGGACGGATCTTTGACTTCACTTAATGCAGAGGTGGCAAATTTATCCGGCGTAATGGTGACCGGATTAAGCGCAATTTCCTCGGCCACATCTGGGGCGATTGCAAGCGCGAATGAAATTGCAGAAGCAGCCATTGCTGCTGCACAAAAATCAGCGGCGGATGCAATTGCTCAAACGTCCAGCGAATATGCGCTCGGCGGCACAGGTTTTGCCTCGGGCGGTTTCTACAATGGCGGCATGGCGATGGTCGGGGAGCATGGGCCAGAACTTATCAACTTTGGCGCTCCAGGGCAGATCTACACTGCTCCGGCCACAGCCAGCATGATGGGCGGCGGCGATGTGACAGCCGAGATTCGTGCCTTGCGTGAAGAGGTATCTATGATGCGCATGGAAACACGAGCCACCGCTGTGAACACTTCCAAGATCGCAAAATTGCAGGATAATTGGGATGTTCGCGGCTTGACCGTGAAAACCGATGCTGACCAACCTTTGGACACTGTGACCGTATGAAAGTGATCAAGCCCACCACTATCACCGATGCGATGATCGTGTCAAGCAACGCTGTGGAGGCGCACGCTGCTTGGGCCGTGGGCACGACATACGCAAAAGATGCGATGGTCGATTATGGCCAGCACTACTACATCAGCCTGGTGAACAGCAACACTGGCAACTTGCCCGATGCGGTTGGCTCGACCTTTTGGTCGCAGACTGGTCCAGACAACAAACACGCGATGTTTGATGCGCAGATCAGCACGGCCACAACGGCCACATCACCGCTGATCGTTTCGGTAAAACCTGGGATTGCCAACTCGGCGGCATTCCTCGGTCTGGTTGGAACAGAACTGACTGTGACGATGATCGACAACACGGGCGGGCCAACGGTCTACACACGCACCGTGAACCTTGACGGCACGATCATCACCGATTGGTACATGTATTTTTTCGAGCCATTTGTGCAGCTTGGCGAGGTGGTGCTGACCGACTTGCCGCCTTACTCCAACGGCATCATCACGATGACGCTGACCTCGGGCGGTTCGGTGGCTGTTGGTGAGTTCTTGGTTGGTGCTGTTTACCAGATCGGCGAAAATGACCTGGAGCACGGCGCGACCATTGGAATTATTGACTATAGTCGCAAGGACACAGATCCAGACACGGGCGTGGTCACCTTTGTGCCTCGGGCTTATTCCAAGCGCATGAGTGGCCAATTCCTTTTGGCCAATGGTGCGATCAGCGGAGTGCAGCAAATCCTGGCATCCATTCGTGCAACACCAAGCGTTTATATTGGCTCCGAGGCGACCGACTACGGGGCGCTGATTGTGTATGGTTTTTATCGTGACTTTTCCATCGACATCGCTTATCCAACTCACAGTTGGTGCCGCATCGAGGTGGAAGGGCTTGTTTAATTAAGGAAAAAGAAAATGGCTATCACACCACTGCCAACGCCTCCCACGCGAGATGATCCCACGAACTTTGCTGCACGGGGTGACGCATTCCTTGCGGCTTTGCCAACATTTGTGACAGAGGCCAATGCACAGGCCGACACGGTGAACACGCAAGCTGCTTTGGTCACAGCATCGGCGGCTGTGGCTGGCGCTGCATCCAAGGCCGCACTCGGCGCGGCCAATTACAAAGGAGAGTGGGCAGACCTGACTGGCGCTCTGGCTGTTCCAGCGAGTGTTTCGCATTCTGGCAGTGTTTGGTTATTGATCAATTCATTGGCAAACGTCACCGCGAGTGAGCCTGGGGTGACTGGTGATTGGGCAGACATTGGTGTCCTCGGTTCTTCTTTTCAAGAATTCACCACATCAACAAGTTACGAAAAATCATCTGACGCAAAATTTGTGATGGTTGAATTGTGGGCCGCTGGCGGTGGCGGTGGATCAGGGCAGTCGAGCACAGCAGGTACCGAAAGGGGCGGCGGCGGTGGTGGCGGCGGCGGGGCTTATGTCACCCGAGTTTTCAAGGCCGAAGAGTTGGACCTGATAACTTACATCGTGCTTGGCGCTGGCGGTGCTGGCGGTGCTGCAAGGACCACCGCACAGACAGGAGCAGCTGGTTCTGTTGGTGGCAACACAACTTTTCAACCATTTTCGGGCGCAGCTTATTTGGCGGCCTATGGCGGCGCTGGCGGCCTTGGAGGTTCTTCAACGGCCATATGGGGTGGCGGCGGCGGCGGTGCGCTTGCGGCTGGAAACCTTTATATAGGTGGAGCGCCTAGAGGGTTATATGACAATGGAAGCAACACTGTTGCTGGTGCTTTTGGCGGTGGCGATGGAACCACTGCTGCTGCTTCACCATCAGGTTTTGGTGGCGGCGCTGGCGGGGCAGGAAGATCGAATTCAGGGTTGTTTGGCAGTTGCTCATATCAAGGCGGCGCTGGTGGTGGTGGTGGTGGTGGAATCACGGGGGCAAACGTATCATATGCGGGCGGTCCTGGCGGTTCCATCACAGGAGCATCAGGCGGCGGCGGCGCTGGTGGCGCTGGTGCTGCAACCGCATCAAGTGTCGGAGGAAATGGAACAGAAGGGACTTCTCCAAGGTTTGGAGGCGGCGGCGGCGGTGGTGGTGGATCAACCATTGGAGTTGGCGGCACTGGTGCGAATGGTGGTCCTCGCGGCGCTGGCGGCGGCGGTGGTGGCGCATCAATTTCAGGCTCAAACTCTGGCGCTGGTGGCACTGGCGGCGCTGGCTTTGCCAGAATTTACACTTGGTAAGGAATCAAAAAATGAGAGCACACGTTATTCAAAACGGTTTTGTGGTCAACACAATTGAGGTTTCATCCTTGGATTTTTTGCCAAACTTGATCGCTGGAGATGTCGGCGGCATTGGCTGGGAATGGGATGGTGAAACCCTGATTGATCGAGTCACACCAACGCCAGAGCAGATCGCAGAAAATTTGGCTGCGGAGGCTCGGGCAAAAAGAGCAAAAATCCTGGCTGAGGAAATCGACACGATGAATCCAATGCGATGGGCAACATTGAGCACCACCAAAAAGGCAGAGTGGACAGCATACCGCCAGGCGCTGCTTGACCTGCCTGCGCAAGAGGGCTTTCCTCTTACAATCAATTGGCCCACAGCACCAACAGCTTGAAGGATTGAGCCATGAGCATTGAAACACAAACACAAGACTTGATCGACGCAGCCAATGACCTGAACGTGGCCGCCACAGGGCTGCAAAGCGTGGTGGTTACTCAGGCAAATGCCGCACGCGATGCGGCGCAAGGTTATGCCACCGCAGCGGCGGCCAGTGCTGCAAGTGCTGCTGGCGCGGTCAATGCGGCCTTTGTCTCTGCGCTGATCACCACGCCACAGGCCAACAGCACCGTGACGGCCGCAACACTGACAGGTCACACATTCAGCATTCCTCCTGGCAAAACGCTGACGCTGATGGGCCGGATGATCTTTACATCGGCGGCGACGACCACTGGCGCTTTTTACGGTTATGAGGCCACACACCCCGTGGGCGCTGATGGCAATTTGCAAGGTTCATGGTTTGCCGAGGTAAACCTGTCGAGCGCGGCGGCTTCCACATCGCTGACTGACGGTGACGCAGTTGATCTGGCAGCCAACACAACGCTGGCCGCTGGTGTCTTGGGCACAGCATCGGCCGCTGGCAACAATGCCGCCATGATCAACTTGGCGCTGAAAAACAATTCCACAAACGTCACATCCACCGTGGCTTTGCAATTCAGATCTGAGGTGGCCACAAGCGCGATCACAGCGGTTGTCGGCACAAACGCGACTGGCTACATCCTGGGGTAACGAATGAGCACGATCGACGCAACAGACGCACGCCTGTCTACCCATGAACAGGTGTGTGCTTTCCGATATGAGCAGATCAATGCCAGGCTCAAGCGGCTGGAGGGCGTCATCGTCACCGCAGCAGGGGTGATGATCATGTCAATGGCTGGCGTGATCTTTTCGGCACTCTGGTTGACAAAATGAAAGACTGGGCCGTGGCATTCATTGCTGCGGTCTTTGTCTGTGCCATCGTGGTCTGGACCACCTACACCCTCATTCCAATTTTCAGGGCTTTTTATGTTGGTTGAACTTGCGGCGGCAAACGCAGCCTTCAATGTCATCAAGCAAGCCTTGGCCAATGGCAAAGAGTTGTCGGCCATCGGTGGTCGGGTTTTTGATTATTTCGACAACAAGGCCAAGATCCAAGAAAAGGCCACCAGGAAATCAGCAAGCGGTGCAGAGCGTTCAGACATGGAAGAATTCATGGCGCTTGAGCAACTCAAGCAGCAAGAGGAGCACCTGCGCGAATCCATGGTCTACGCTGGCAGGGCTGGCATGTGGGATGACTGGGTGAAATTCCAAGCCCAGGCTGCACGGCGCAGGCGTGAACAAAAAGAGGCCATTGCCCGTGCCGCCATTTTGCGCAAAGAGCGCGTGGAGCGATTCGTCGAGTATTTTTCAATCGGCATGGCCACAATCATCTTGGCTGCGCTGATCATTTATGGTGTCATCATTTACATGACATACATCAGAAAATGAGCGAAAAGCCAGCATCTTTGATCGACAAGGTGCTTGCCTATGTGGACAGCCCTTTTAAGCTGTTCTCGGTGATTCTGATGGGCCTGGTGGCCTTTGCCGGATACTTTGTCTGGCAAAACCAGGACTTCATGCGCGATGCTTACAAAGAATCAAAAAAACTGCCAGAGATCAACACGGCCAGGGCTGATGATGCAAGCGCCATGTTGTTCAAAAAAACAGGCGCGACCGTGGTGGCTGTGTTCAAGGTCAATCCACTTTTCAACAGCCGCACGCTTTACAAGGCATACACAAAAGACGGTCGCGACAAATCCATCGAGGACATTGATGTCGGGCTGTTCAGTCAGAATTCGGCAAACAATGCCGATGTCATCAAATTGATGACTAATGAAATGCCCTGCGGCGAGTATCGTTATGCACAGTCTGAAGTCGGGCTTTGGTATTTGGACAAGGGCGTCACGTTTACCTGTCGGGTCAGCGTGCCTCCAGATTCGCACAGATTCGTCGGCCAGGTGACGGTCGGGTGGTCCGAGCCACCGCAAAACATTGAGCAAGTTCGCTTCATGCTGGAGATCGCCAGCGCCATGTTGACAAAAAGGGGAAATTGATGCTTTCGTTATTTTCGACACTTGGGGGTCTGCTGATCAGCGGCCTGCCAAAATTGCTTGAGTATTTTCAGAACAAGGCCGATCAGCAGCACGAACTGGCGCTGGCCAGGGTGCAGACTGAGCGCGAACTGGCCATGGCTGCGGCTGGCTTTGCCGCACAAGCCAAGGTCGAGGAGATCCGCACCGAGCAGGTGGCCATGCAAACACAGGCTCAAATGGCCGAGGCAGAGGCAGGCATGGTCAAGGGTGCGCAAGAGCACGACAAGGCCGTGCTGGGCAAGGCATCGACCTGGGTGGTCAACTATGTGGGCACTGTGCGGCCAACGGTGACTTATATTTTTGTGGCCGAGTTGGTGGCCATCAATGCGTTTTTGTGCGTTTACCTGTGGAATCACCCAGGCTTGATCACCAGCATTGACGATGTTCTGCGTTATGCCGACATAATTTTTGGTGCTGATGAAATGGCAATGCTTGGGGGTATACTAGGGTTTTGGTTTGGATCAAGAACTTGGAGCAAAAAATGACAATTGGTGTATATGCTGTTCACAACAAGATTACTGGGCGTGCCTACATTGGCAGTTCAAAACATGTTGAGTTGCGGCTGATACACCACAAAAGCTATATCAACACAGGCTTGTTTTTGCACTATCAGGGCTACGCTGAAGACGCTAAAAAATATGGCGTGGATGCGTTTGAATTTAAGCTGCTGGCCGAAACACCGACAATTGCTGATGCTCGGGATATGGAGCAGGAATTTTTGGGCATCTTTTTGGGAGACTTGTACAACAAAGCCCCAAGTGCAAATGGCGCAAGTGGCACAAAACGCCAAAGCAAGCCATACATAGAAGGCGCGGCAAAAAGAAATTCTGACCCAGAATATCGAGCCAAATTGAGTGAGGCATGCAAGGGTAAGCGCAAGGTTATTGAGTGTCCTCATTGTGAAATTAGCGGCGGTGGTGCAAATATGCGCAGATACCACTTTGATAACTGCAAGGTGAAAAAATGAAACTCTCACAAGCTGGCGCAGATCTGATGCACCGCTTTGAGGGGTGCATGAGCAAGCCATACCTGTGCCCTGCACACATTTGGACCATCGGTTTTGGCCATGTGCTTTACCAAGAACAGATCCGATTGCCGATGGTGCGCGTTGAGGGCAAGGATGTTGCAATGATCCGCAAGGAAATGCCATTGAAACAGGAGGACAATCGTGTCTGGAGCAAAGCAGAGATCGAGGAATTATTCGCGGCTGACATCGCAAATTTTGAGTCTGGTGTTTTACGACTTATTCCTGGCTGTGTTGGCCATCAAGGCCGCTTTGACGCTTTGGTCAGTTTTGCCTTTAATGCTGGGCTAGGAAACCTTCAGCGCAGCACCATCCGAATGAAGGCAAACAGGGGTGAATGGAATGATGCCGCCGAGGCTTTTATGCAATGGACAAAGGGCGGTGGCCGAGTGCTGCCTGGCCTTGTCAAAAGGCGCGTGGCCGAGAAGGCGCTGTTCTTGTCTTGATGTATGCTGGAGTCGCTGCTTGCCATGGCAGCTTTCCGGTTGGGAACTTGCCAGGGCTTTATGCCCTGGCTTTTTTTTGCATGAATGCAACCCAGCATCGAGCACACATCCACCGTTTGGGGCTGGTCTGCACGCCTCCATCGGTGAGCCTGTCTCTTTGACATTTGTTGCAAAAGATCATGATTTTCTGCATCCTGTTTTGCAGCCAGGGCTTTGTTTTGATTGACAAACACCCAGCACATGACAGCGAGTCAATGGGACTGGTTTGGGCTTAAACCAGATTGTTTTGAAGCTCATGATTTATTGCCCCTGATGTCTTTTAGACTGCGGCTGGCATACAAATAATAATTGTGCGTGTCTTGGCAGGCGTGCAGACCTTCCAGCACATCAATGCAAGCCTGCAATTCACGCTCGGCCATCAAATCAGCAAAACGCTGCAAAGCCTTTGGGTGTTCCAGATGGCAGGCTGGAAGATTCGCCTTCCTTGCCAGATCCATGATGGTGCTCATGCCGACAAACCATTGACAAGCAGCATGGCCAAGCCAATGCCGATCACAAAGGCCAGAGCAACACCAGCCCACTTTTCCCAGGCTGGCTCTTTGTGACCCATGGGGTAAATGCTGGTATAGCCCTGCTGAAATGTGCAGTCGGCCAAGGTGCGAGGGGTTGTCATGTGTGAGGGTTTCATTTCGTTTCTTTCGGTTGGTTAAGGGATGGGGCCGTGGCCCCTGGTTGGTTTAAATTTTTGCGAACTTGGTTGCTGGGGTGAATTTGCCATCCACATAAATGCGGCTTGGGTATTGATTAAACAACTTTCCTTTAACCGAGCAGTTGATGATCTGGTTTTGCTCGATGATGACATTGCGGCTGTTCTTGACACCAGAAATCACAAAATTAGCGCCACCTGCTCGACGAACACAAGGCTGATTCAACTCGCCAATTTTGGCATCAACTTTTGCCAAAACTTCATCTGCCATGTCTGAGGCAAGACTTGCAGCAAATTTTGCCAAACGCTGTTCGTTGAGGCTGTAAGTGCCATCCATGCGGTTGCTGCTACGGTCGCAGCAAGGACGAACAGTCTCAGACCACATGCGATATTGGCGGCTGTTGGCAACACCTTTAGCATCAACGCCAAAGGTCTTGATGATGCTATCAAAGTGGAAGCGAACACTGCGGTTAATTTGAGCAGTAAAAACTTCAATCAATTCGTTTTTAAGTGTGTCGTTCATTTCGTTTTCTCCGGTGGGTTGTTGATGTTTGAAATTATACACGAACAACCACAGCCAACAACAACCTAGGATAAACCCTATGTTTTGTGCTTTTTTTTCACCACGACATCTTGCGGTCTGGCTTTGCCCAAGATGATGTCGTGCATCTTTTTTTCGGTGATGCGGTGGCAGCGAATCATTGACCTGGCCGACATCACCTGAATGATCTGTGAATAGTCCTCAAGCACAGCACGCAAGGTGGCAATGCCCTTGGCATCAAGCCTGATCACGCCATGCTGCACATGCCTTTGGCCAGCCAAGGCCATGGCCTCAATTGCATCTTTGAGCAGCCCAGATCCATCATCGCAGGCTTTATGCTCGACCATGGTTTCAAGCATGTTGATTGCATCACTGACCACCTCCCAGTCTTGGATGGTCGGCTCTGGCGATGTCTCCAGCGACCGCAGGCCCTGAAACATCCTGAACAGTTGGTGCTTGATTTTGTCTTGTGGCAATGGCTCATTTTTGGACGCCAGCAATTCATCCATCAAGCTATAGGTGGTTTTCAATTTCATCGCATCAGCCCTGCAAACGGGTTCAGGCTGGCATTGACAATGCGCCTGGCCCTGTTTGCTTTGATTTTGGTTATCGTGCCATGGCTCACCCCATGAGCCAGTGCCAGTGCCCTGCTCGGTTCCTCAGATACCATGATGTCATCGACCTGATCTTGTGACAGCTTGCGCCTTGGTGCTGCGGCTGCCTGGAGTTTGGCAATGCGCAAGGGGTGCTTGTGATCAACAGCAGCGGCCATGACCTGCATGTGCTTTTTCTGATCGACCACCTTGATGTGCTCAAGCCTGACGCACAGGTCATTTCCGCAGGTGGTTTTGAAATATGCAAGATCTGGAACTTTGCGATTGTTGAGCATCATCACCAGTTTGCGAACAGGGAACATGATGCCGCCATGGCTGACCTGCGGATATTGGTTCATGTACGAATAACCCAGCCACTCAATGCAATCATCCTCTGCACTGGTGCGCTCCATCAAGCTGTCAATCGTGTGAATCGTTATTTTTCGTTTCTTGCGTTTTTGAGGTGCGGTCATTTTTGATTGAAATGGGTTTTGATGATGTGCAAGACTTGCGAGGCCACCGTGCGGGTGTTTTCCTCGGCCTCTTTTTTCAGAGCCTCCATGAGCGATGGAGGGATTCTGATGTTCATATATTTGGTTTTGATTTCGTTGTCCATGATGGTCCTTGAATGTGGCAGGGATTCCACCTGCCTCCACATCACTTTAGGGTCTGCGTGTCCAAGACCTGCGGGGTGATTCGATCAGGCCCAGTTGTCATCGTCGGCCACATCAGCAGCGGCTTTTGCAGCGCCAGCACCGATGCCGAATTCATCGGCTGCACTCATGCGAGGTGCGCCAAGAGGTTCACCTTTGGCCACCAGCAAGACATTATTCAGGCCAAAGGCCACGCCTTTGTTGCCGACCGCATCGTAGGCATAGGCATTGACTGACAGCTTCACATAATCGCCCGATGTGACTGCATCAGGGTCGATCAGATCGCGGCCATTCATGTCGATGATTGCTGGCTTGTTTCGGTCGGCATCGGTCTTGCAGTTGAAAAACAGGTGGCCTTTGTATTCCGCACCCATCGGGCTGCCATCATCCTTGGTGGATGTGTCGCCATCGCGCAGAGGGTTTTTCAAGCCCTTTGGCACAGTGCCTCCAAACTTCTTATCAATGGCAGCCTTGGCCGCAGCCTTGAGGCCATTGATCGTGTCTGTGTCGGTCTTGGGCACAAGCACGACAGCCGAATATTCGTTTTTCCCGTTCATTTCGTTTTTACCTGGTCGCATGATCTTGGCATAAGACAAGCGGACTTTTCCGGTTACAAATCGTGTTGACATTTTCGGTTCCTTTGGTTTCGACGTTAAAAAAAGCACAAACTGATTGTCAATCAATTTGTGCTTACAGCATACCACAGATCAAAGGATCTGCTCGATGATGTTCAGTTTTTTGAGCACTTTGCCCAAAATCGTGTGGTCCAGGCTGTTGCGCGTGGTGAGGATATAAACCGCAGGCGCGATGCCAAATTTTTGAATGTTCTCGACTCTGGCCGATGCCTGCTCAAAAGCACTGGTGGCCCAAGTCGCCTCGACAAAAATCACCGTGCTGGACTTGGACAGATCCACGCCTTCAGACAGCGTGGCAATGTTTCCGATGATGACTTTGGCATCACCAGCCTGGAATGCCTCGATGTGCTTTTGCCGATCCGCTGCTGGGGTTTCTCCAGTGACCATCACGGGCTGATAATCCTTGAGGCCATCGTGCAGCATGGAGGCCACATCTTTGTGCCAGGCAAAGACCACCAGCGATTCGGACGGGTCATCCTCCAGCTTTCCTTTGATGAAATCAAGCGCCAGCGGCACTTTCCTGATGCCTCCCTCGCGCATGACCTCGGCCAAACCATCAAGCGCCAGGATCAGGTTTGGATTGTCAACCAGGGCATCAGAATCAAATTGCTTTTCCCTGCGGTCGATGGGCAGATCCAACTCAATCATGCTGATGACGGGCTGCTGGTAGTTTTGGAAGACATCAGCCCTGGTGCGGCGCAAGACATGGGGGGTCAGTGCCTTTTTGAGTTCTGGCAAGTTGCTGGCCCCTGACACATCCAAGCCCCATGGTGAATGCCAGGCTTTTGCGTACCTGTACGCAAATTTCAGCCATGATCCTTTGTAAATGCCCAGGCCGTGCAGCAGTGGCCAGATCTCGATTGGCCTGTTTGGAATGGGCGTGCCAGACAGCGCATAAACCACAGGCGTGGCCTTCATCAACTTCATGGCCACCTTGGTGCGCTTGGTGGTCGGTGTCTTGATGCGGTGGGCTTCATCAATGATCAGGGTCTGCCAGCCATTGAGCGCGGTCAGGTTTGGCAGCAGATCGTAATTGACAATCAGCACGCCACCTGGCACGCACTCCTCGGCCATCTTGCGGCCATTGACGATCACAGCCTGAATGCCCAATTGCTCAAATGCCTTTTTCCACACAGGCTTGGCCACAGCAGGGCACAGAACCAGCGCGGGCAGGTTTTGCGCAGCCGCTGTGGCCGTGGGCAATGTTTTGCCAACCCTTGGGGCATCGGCCAGAATGCAGCGTTTGTGGGTCAGCAGAAAATCGCGTGCGATCTCTTGGTGAGGGTAGAGGGTCAAAACATGGCCTCTTGCGTTTGCTTTATTGGTTGAGGTGCAAACAATTGACCTTGAGCCACAGCTTGCTCGATCCGTTGGCAGGCGATTTCAAAGTATTTTGGTTCACGCTCAATGCCTATGAATTTGCGGCCAAGCTGAATGGCGGCCACACCTGTCGTGCCACTGCCCATAAATGGGTCAAGGATGGTTTCAGATTTTGGGCAAATTTCAATAACCCATTTCATCACTTCAAGTGGTTTTTGAGTTGGGTGATAACGCTGTTCATTGCCCTGGCGAATCATTCCATTCCATCGCCATTGAAGTCGGCGAACAGCTTTTGACCAATTTGTCCAAGCCAATTCACAGTCTGCAAAATCGTTGTCACCATTCAATTTATCCCACACCAGCCAACATGATGTCGGCGGGAGGTTGAAATAATTGCCTCCAAAAAACGCTTGGTGTTGTCCTTTGGTGCGGATTAACTCAATAAGCGCATCAGGCGGCGGCGCTTTGTCCCAGTCAAAGTCACCATAATCTTTAGGTGCAGCCAACTTCCCTCGACTTGCCACTTTTTTGCTGTTTTCATTGATGCCATAAGGGGGGTCAGTGATGACAGCATCCACCTTATCAAGCGTTGGCAAAATGTCCATGCAGTCGCCAAGGTACAGCGTGGCATTTCCTATTTCAATTTTCATGCCTTCACCTTCACCAGTGATGCCGCCTTGCGGGTTTCCTCGATCATGGCCTCTGGCACTTCCAGGCCCATTTTCAGGATGGCGCTGGCCGACTTCAAGCTAAATGCCTCGGGCTTGCCCTTGAGCAACTCGGCCACCAGCTTTTCATCCTTGAATTTGGTCATCCTTGCACCAGGCTTCATCGCCCAGCCTTTGATCGACTCGGGCTGCTCGGCCAGTTGCTTTTTGGCCGCATCTTGCACAGCATCAGCCCATGTGCTACACAGCGCAGCATCGGCCAATTGCTCTGACGTGATGCCCAGGCCGAATTCAGTCTTTGCCGCATTCACGGCCACATCTCGCAGGGCATCGCATTGAGTCTTGGCTCGGCAATACTTGCAGGCATCTTGGTCTGGGTTCCTGGCCGCATTGGGCTGATGCGCAGCCACCGCCAGATCGCGCAGCTTGTCCTTCCAAGCCATCAGGTCGGCATAAGTGCATGACCATTCGCGCCAGCCACCATGATCGGGCTGGTAGATGGCCAGGCGCACAGTCACTGTCGGCGGCGCATTGAGCGCAATAGCAGCGCCTAGCGCATAGGTCATCAATTGGAGGTTGTTGTCTGGCGATACCTCGATGCGGCCAGTCTTGAGATCGCACACGGTCATGATGCCGCCACCAATGGCGATCAAGTCAGCAGTGCCGCCGAGCGATTCGTGGATGGTTTTCAGCGCCTCGGTCACATCCAACTCGATGTAATGTTTCTTGGCGTGGGCTGTTTGCTCCATGGCTGTGGTGACATACTTTTGTGCGATGGCGATCATTTCATCGTCAACACCAGTGACAGGCTGCTGGCGCAGTATCTGTTCGGCGATCTCATGAATGTCAGTGCCTCGCTGGGCAGCCTCACTGGTGCTGTTTGGCATCCCTCGCTCGGCCAGCAGGGAGCCTGGGCAAACAGCAACCCTTGAGATCTTGCTGGCGCTCATAAATGCGTGCTGGCGCTGTGCGTGGTCAGGATTGGACATTTTTTTCCTTGTTGATTTCGTTGAGGTAGTTGTCGAGTGCATCCATTGCTGCCTGCCATTGGTCTGCGCAAAAAAAGTCATCCTTGGTCAGATAGAGCAAATTTGAAAGTTCATGCGCCATCTTGCGCGACAGGGCTGTCATTTTTTCTGTGTCATTCATGATGTGGTCCATTGAGTTTTGAATGTGCCATCGGCATTGAACACGCTTTCGGGATCGCCCAGCTTGATCTGGTTGCCGATCTCAATGCGATGCCAGGCCGAACGGTTATTGATGACGCTGCGCACATTGGCTTTGGCCTCGGCCATGTTGCGCTCGATCATGGTCGAATAAAGTTGATGGTCAAAATACCTGGGATCCTCCCAGTGTTTTGTTGAAGGCTTGAGGTTCATCCAAGCTGGCCATGATGCGCGGTCGAAATAGGTGTCTATCATGGTCACATCCCCATTTTCTGAAGTGCTGCTTGCAAACCAGCCAGGCCACCAACGCGCTGGCCTTCGATAAATATTTGTGGCATCTGTCGGGCTTCGGGGTACGCCAACATAAAGTTATTGCGCACAAAGTCGGGCCATGCTTCAACATCAATATCGGCGTATTCAATTCCCTTGCTGTCCATCAGCCGCTTGGCTGTCACGCACGCCGGACAAGAATTTTTTGTATATACAACAATGTTCATGTGTTTTTGGCTTTCAAAATGGCTTCAGTCATTTCAAAAATGCTACTCTCTGACCTCAAAATCGTATCGCGTTCATCTTCCGTCAGCCCCTGCCACTTACGTTTGGGCTGAGTAAGTTCTTCTTTTGCAAACGTAATGGCTTGCCCCAGCTTCTTAATCAGCACATCTTCAATCAGCGGCACAATAGACTCACGCAAGTAATCTCGCAACGCTTCTTCTTGTTTTGGCTTCATCTGTCTTCTCCATCAAAGTTTTCAATGTGCTCTTGCAGTTCAACAATGCGGGCTGTTTGGCGTTCTGTAAGTTGCTGTTCTGCCGCAAGTTCATCACGCACTTTGATGTACATGGCTTTGTAGTCTTTGCAGTGTGGGCAATCCCGCCCGATGCCATCCAAATAGCCTCGCTGGTACGCTGATTCAGGGTCAGTTTCTTGTGGCGTCCAAGGGCACATACAGCCCGGCAAAATGCTGCCGTGCATACCTTTAGCCATTCCACAATTTGGGCAAGTGTTCATTCTTTTGTCTCCTGTTGTGGGATGTTAATTGTCACAAACCTTACAGCTGCATCACCATCTTTGAGTAGCACGACAAGAGTTGCGGCAGTTAAGTCCATGCCGTAAATATTGCGTAAAACTGTCCAAACCTTTTCTGCGTCATTCATGTTTTTTCCTTTGTATAAAAAGCCACGCCTTTGTTGTTGATGCGGTTCTGCACCCATGCGTCAAGGCGAATGTCGTATCGAAAATAACCAAACAATTTCATTTCTTTATTTTGTTTGGAACATGGTTCGTCACACAAAGATTGACAAGGCTCGTTAGCAACTGGGCAATAGTCTGGCCTCGTCATGCGTCTCTGCCTGTTTGATCCATCATCACGGTACGAGCCAAAGCCTCGCAGGTCGGACATGGCTGTGCTGCGGGTGGGTCAAGGTAAAGTGGTAAAGGGTCAAGTGATTCATCTGGTTTGAAGTGATACAAGCCTGCGTTATGGCTAATCCACGCCACAGGCTCCTGCACAGGTGCTGCAAGGGCTTGCTTGATGGCAACGATGGCTTTGTCTATTTTTGCTTGACTGAAATATTGGTAGCTGCCTTCGCTTCCATATACCTGATCGCAAGACTCCAACGCCTCCAGCGCCAAGTCGAGTGCTTTGTCTTTGTTCATTTGGTTTCTCCTCTTGCTCGAATGGCGGCGGCACATTGCCTTGGAAACCAGTCACTATCGTTCATGTCATCACACACCTTTGCACACGCCTCACGCTCGTCAGCACGAACAAGGGCTTCAAAGGCTTTGAGTTTGTTCTGGTAGTCAGTAGGGAATTGTTCCCAGTAGACAAAGCCAGCCTCACGGATTATGTCTATCGTGTCTCTCATGTGTTCTTCTCCTTGAGTTTGGCTTCGATGCCTTTGCCGTAGTCATCCCATTGGTAGTGCTCAGTGAACAAAGAATCCCTTTCACCAGCCGTTAGCCCAACCCATTGCCGCTGTGCTGCGGGTGGGGTGGCGCATTTGCACAGGGCTTCGACTTCAATGCCATGCTCTTGGGCCAGCGCAGCTTTCTGAGGGTCATCGCTCAGAACGTAGTCCTGCCATACCTTTGACGGAACCCATCGCCACGCCACAGGCTCCTGCACTACTGGTGCTGCAAGGGCTTGCTTGATGGCGGTGATGGCCCTATTTACGCGCTCCATTTCTCCCGGCTCATACAAACCGTCCAACGCCTCCAGCGCTAAATCGAGTGCTTTGTCTTTGGTCATTTGGTTTCTCCTCTTGCTCGGATGGCGGTGGCAATATTCCAAGCCGCGCTTGACTTAGGGGGCATGGACAGTAAAGCTGATGTGTCCATCAGTCGCTCATCTGCCAACCTTGCACACTCCTCACGCTCTGCCGACACCATCTTTTCGCACATCAGCGTCCAGCTTGCGTTTGCTCTGCGGTTGGTTTCTTCACGCTCATCAGCACGAACAAGATCAACAAACGCTTTGAGTTGTTCAGGGCCAAATGTGTAAGTCGTGCGATCTGGGTAATGCCTGTTTGTGTAAGCAGTAGCCTTGACTTCACGGGCCATGTCTATCGTGTCTCTCATGCTTCACTCCTAATTGCCAATGGCGTAAATTCTTTTTTTGGAATCCATCCTTTGTTGCCATCTTCCAATTCGACCATGAACTGATCGCCATCTTCCTCAAGAATGCGGCAACGCCAAAAACAATCTTGCGTAGCAGGATTCCGGCCACCACAAAAAAAACCTGTGTATCCGATTGGGTTCAATGCAAACCCGCTGTTTTGTTTTGCTTCGTCTTTAGTCATTTCTTCTCCCTCAAGCATGAGCAAGTCCAACCGCTGGCGTCATACCCAATGCCATGGCAATGTGGGCAAAGATCATCAGCCTCGGCTGGTTTGACAGGGGCCAGCCAGCGTTTGAAAAAATTGATGATTGCGGTCATGCCAGCCTCACAAGCCACCAAAGGCCAAAAAGAATTGACACAGACACAGCAGCCGATGACAGCAGCATGGCCACCAAAATGATTTTGCTTTTCATTTGGACCTCACACTGGCTCTGATGGCGCAATGCAGCGCGGCCAAGGCCGTCACCTGCGGCCAGTCTTGATTGAACAAGGCCAGGAGCAAAAAGCCCCACAAAATAAAAAAACTGATCGCACCCAGTGCTGCGGCGATCTTGTAGGCGGTTTCCATCGGTCGGTCCTTTCGTTTGTTTGTGGCCACATATTAGCACAGGATTGTTGACAACAAAACCATGTACAATAAAAACATCAGCAACTCACCGAGGCATGATGAAAAAACCACACGACCACCAAAAAAAGCCATCACGCACAGCCCAGGCGCTGGCGATGGTCAATGAGGGCATGTCGATCAGAAACGCTGCTGTCATTCACGACATCAGCCCACAGTCGATATATCGCCTGATCGCCTATCGTCGCAACCATCCACCTTGCCCTGTCTGCGGAAAATGACCATGCACATTGACAACATCCTCCAACAACGTGGCGAAAGATATGGATCTTTTGAGCACAATGCGGCCACTGTGCAGGCACTCAAAAAGGTGCTGCACATGCACGAAAACTGGTTTCATTTGAACTATGACCAACGTGAGGCGCTCGACATGATCTGTCACAAGATGGCACGCATCATGAACGGTGATCCGAATTATGTGGATTCATGGGCAGACATTGCGGGTTATGCAACCCTGGTGGCAAATAGGCTCAAATGATGTAAGATTTTTGGCCCTGGCTAGGTTCGCTACCGAAAAGCAGTTGACCACTGCCTGCCTTGTGCTTTTCAGGTCAATTTCCAACAAGGTCACATGGAAAACAACCCAATTCCCCAAGCGCATCCATCAAGGGCAGTCGCACAGGCCATCGCCAGCATTTGCCCTGATGCCATGTTCTGCGGCTTCAAAGTCAAGCCCAAGGCCGATGGCACATTTGCCAAGATACCCTTCAACAAGAACGGCCAGGGCGTGGCCGCCAACACGGCCAAGGCCGATCTGGTGCAAGGCAGCGAACTTAGCAGCCAGCCGCCAGGTGGTGAGCATTGGGGCGTGGTCATGCAGAACCCCACATTCGATCCCTTTGGCGAACTGGTGCTGACAATCCTTGACCTCGACACCAAGCGCAGCACAGCCCCAAGAGATCTGCGCATGGAAAAACTCATGGCGCAGGCCAAAGCCATGGGCCTGATGACCGAGCGCAGCCACAGCAAAAAGGGCGGCCACATCATCTTTTTGGCCAAACCTGATCAGGATATGCCGCCAAAGATCAAACTCGGAAACGATCAGGAGATCGAGATCTTTGGCCATCCAAAGTCTGCTGGCAAATCGGTGATGCTTACAGGCGATGCACTCAGAGGTGATGTGATTGAAATCACAATCACGTTAAAAGAATTTTTGGCCAATGCTGGCATCAGCATTGAAAAAGAACCAGAGCCAAAACCAGCGCCAGCGCCAACCCTGCCAAGACAGACCACATCAGGCGACATGGACAAGGCCGCCGAGGCTTTGCAATTCATCAGCCCAGATCTGGACTATGACGAATGGATCGCCATCGGCCAAGCATTGCACACAGCATTCGGCCATGCAGGTCTGTCGATCTGGCATTCATGGTCATCACAGGGCAGCAAATATAAGGGCGACAAGGACATCGAGCAACACTGGCGCTCATTTAAACCCGATGGAGGCATCACCCTTGGGTCATTGTTTCACCAGGCCATGGAGCGCGGCTACAAACCACCATCGCGCCAAGACGAACGGCGCACCGCTGTCGAGGATTTTGGCCAGTTCATCAAGGCCCAAGAGGCTGGGCCAACGGTTGACCAAGAAACAGGCGAGATCACCGAGCCACCAAGCCTGCACTGGCCAGAGGTCGATTACAGTCTGACCAGGCTTGAACCGATCCGCTATTTGGTCGACGGGTTCCTGGCCCACAGCTTGTTCGTGATGGCTGGTCAGCCAGGCGTGGGCAAGACCAGCGCATTGATCTCATTGGCCATGGTGCAGGCCGGATTCAGCATTGATGGCTGCGAACTCAAGACACGCAAGAGGCGAAAGACCATCTTTGTCACCGAGGACTCAGACCAGATCGTGCGCAGCCTGTTTGCCTATGGCAAGCATTTTGGCATCGATCCTGCACACATTGCCGAGTTTGTGGTGATCATTGATGCCAGGCGGTCTGATGTCAAAGACATTTTGAAGCTGGCCCAGAACTGCGAAAAGCACACGCTCGACAATCAGCGGCCATGGCTGGTGCTCGACACGGCCAATGCCACGCTCGACCTCGATGATGAAAATGACAATGCCAAGGTCGGCCAATACCTATCGAGCATCAAGGCCACGCTGTTCGTTCAAATGCAAGTGCCGATCTGCATCACAGCACACACCAACAAGACCATCAGCCGCCAGGACAGCGATGCCCAAGCGCGTGGCGCATCGGCCTTCACAGGCGATGCAACCCTGACGGGCATCTTGTTCCTCGACAAGGATGATCAGCGTTACCTCAAGCTGACCAAAACCAGATATGAACCAGTTTTTAGGGAAATCAGATTCGATTCTCAAACATTTATTGAGGCCGTCACAGACGATGAAGGCGAATTGCAAGAGATCGTTTGTCGGGTGTCCATTCCCCATGTGAGCAGTGAGGAACTGAGGATTAAGTCAGCAGCAGAAAAGACCGACGAATATATGCAGGCGGCCATTATGGATAAATGCGACGAGGCCTGTTCATTTGTTCAGCACATAATAAATACTTCACCTGATGGCGTCATTATCCAAAGAGGCCCAGGCCGGATTACTGTGCCAAAGAACATGACTCAAATGGTGGGTTTGAAATGGGATGACATACTGGACCAGATCAAGGGCGCAAAGTCCAATCATGATGTCACCAAGGCTATCAAACAGGCGGTCATGACGCGCTTTGGAGTGGACCACATGGGCCGTCCAGGGTGGGTTCAGTTGGTCGGATAAGGTCAAACATGAGGATCATCAAAAATGAATACTAAGAATTGCTTGGAAATAGTTGGAAATGGTTGGAAATGGTTGGACAACGAATTGAAGGGGGAGGTGTTTTGGGATATTCAGGGGGCAATTTATTGCCCCTGAATACCAATACCCTTCTGCAAAAATGAATACTAAGATTTAATTGGTTGGAGTGCAATTCCTTTAGGCTCCAACCAATACTTTTCCAACTAATTGGCCATCCTGGTGGATGTGGTGAAAGGTGAGATGATGCAAGCAAAAGCAAACAACAATGGATGTGTGAAAGATCACACGATGGAAAAAGCAAAAGCCCATGGTTTGGTCGATGAACTGGCCGATGGGTGGGTTGACGATGACCGGATCACATGCAACATGTGCCAGCACATGGCACAGCACCTGCACAAGGTCAACATGCCAGCAGATCACTTTGACAAGATCAGGCGAGAAAATCACATTGCCAATCGATGGATGTTTGATATTGTCAAGATTCAAAATAATTGGGCACGGGTTGAATATATGGGCTGGCAGTGCAATGGCGGCCAGCGTTCATATATTCCGATCGACATCAAGCACCGATGCGACAGCTATAAACCCAAAGAGGCAGCACGGGCATTTAATGTGAAAGAATGGTGGGAATAATGAATATCATTAAAAAGACATTTACAAAAAGAAAATCGACTGAATCAGTCGAGCAGATTAAATTCGTGCAGCATGTCCGAACCTTTTATCCTGACCTGGTTATATTCTCGATTCCGAATGGGGGGGATGTCTCAGCAACTCAGCGCATCAGGCTGACACAGGAGGGGATGCTTGCAGGTGTCCCTGATGTGATGGTGATGGCCATTGACCTGCCAGTGCTTGCCATCGAGTTCAAGCGGCCAGACGGCAAGGGCAAGGTCAGCGCAGAGCAGCAGGCCATCCAGGTTCAAATGGAGGGGGTGGGTGCTGTCGTGCGCATTGCCACATCAGCAGACCAAGCCAAAGGCCATCTGGCCGCATGGATGGCAAGGGAGTGACCATGGCCAAGCAACAGGTGACAGAACGGCCAAGAGGGCGCACACTTCAGCGCATACGAGGCCGCATGATGCAAGACCAGCCTCTGTGCAGGATGTGTGATCAAGAGGGCTTTGTGACTTTGGGTGTCGAGATGGATCACATCCAGCCACTGTTCAAGGGAGGCAGCAACGATGATGAGAATCTGCAAATGCTTTGTGTCGAATGCCACCGCAAGAAGACGGCGGCTGACCTGGGCATCAGGTACAAACCGACAATCGGCAATGATGGATGGCCAGTGACTCCAAAAAAATTTGAGGGGGATGGGGGGGGAGAAAAGTCTAAAGGCCCATAAGCGTAAAC